TGGAGTAATGGAAAAATGTTTCATGGTAGCACATATCATGGTAAAAGAAAACTCATAATGTGTGTAACTGGTCCGCAACACAGCCAAAAATCTGCTGATCTATTTGATCGTAGTATAAACAAATATAAAGACAAATTAAATTATGATCTTGGATAAACAACAATTAATCGATCAAGCTAGACTAAAATATTCTAAAGATCAATTTGATCATACCAAACTAAATGCAAGTAAAACTAAAATAGGTCCATGTTTTCAAAGTTATGGAGAATGGACTGGTGCTAGTTGGAGTCCCACCTTTCCTATTAGTCAAGACTATCAATCAAAATTTTTACGGTTAGGTGAAAAATATAAAAATCTACATTATACATTTTTAGATATTCCAAAGATAGAATTAACTGATCTCGAAGAATTCAAAGAGATTTGGAATAAAGAAAAAATTGAGATTAAACGTCTATTACCTAGTGAAGACGAACCATGGGGTGAAAATGATCATCCATTAGGTGATCAAAGTAGTTTTAAAAGAGTAGAATTTAATGGCCTGCATATTCACAGTAATGCAACTTTAGATTTCAATATTCATGATCTTTATGTTAAAGGCCGCTTAGAACTGCCAATCTATTCAACAAGTTCGGGCTATGGTCAGGGTCGACATGCACAAGGAACATTTACTAAAAAATTATTCAAGCACAAATTCTTTAATAATATTTTAGTTCAAATAATGGATACATTTCCTATATCTGTATTGAACACAGTTATGATTGTTGAACCAATAGCAGATGTGTTGCCCCATAGAGAGCAGACCTGGGTTTGGAAATGTCCTACTGAATTTAGAGTATTATTACACGACGAAAATGTAAAACCAACAATGTATTTGACTCATATAGAATCAGGTGATACTACTTACATAAAGCAGCCAATGGATACTAATAGTGTTTGTTGGAGTAATGGAACACATTTATATGGAATAGATTATGATAACAAGCCAAGTTATCAATTAATTGTTAGTGCCATATGGAATGCAGATAAATTAGATAAGTTAATTGAAAAGAGTATAGACAAATATGGGATATTATTGGAAGTACATTGAATTAGAAAATTTAGAACTCATACAGAAAAAAACTCTAGATTTTTTAGCAGAAAAAACTACATTTTTAAATAGGTCTAAGTATAGGGGTCCGTTTGAGAATCTTAAAAAATATAATTTTTTAAATCTAATTCCTGAAATTGGAGAGTCTTTTAGAAAATTAGACATGTTTCCTGAGGATGCAAGTGTATACATAACTTATAGAAATGCAGACAGTATTCCTCACAAAGATTATGCAGACAGTATAGCTAGGATTAATATTCCAATATTAAATTGTGAAGGAACGTTTACAACTTTTTACGAAAACATTCAATCAAGAAGATTAGTGTTACCTACTACTGCTCCTTTTTACATGACATATAATAATGATTATTATGAAGTCGACAGGATGCCGTTTGAACAAGCAGCCATTGTTAGAATTTCAGAAGGGCATAATATTCTAATGGATGAGACGAGAGTTCCCAGAATAACGTTAACGATCAGTACTATTCCCGATGCTGGATTATTTTTAGATGATCAAATCTCTTCGTCATAGATTTTAAATAAAAATCCTTGTTGCGTAGAGCTTAATTCTAAATATGTCCATAAACTTTGAATAGATTCTTCATCGGCATAATTTTTTAAATTTTCTTCGGTATCAAAAATTATTGTACTATAGAATATTTGTGATTGATTATCTTCTCGAAGGATATGTTCTTTTCTAACAAACCCTACTCTTTGTTTAAGATCGTCTACAACAAATTTATACATACTGTGACTTCGTAGTTCGTGAATATAATTTGATAATTTTTCATAATCGTCAAAATTAGGATTTTGAATTTCTGCTGTTCTTTTCCACATAAATTTTTCTCAATTATTCTGAAGGAGGGACATGTGTTTTATAATAGACAACAAATGCTATTACTGCTAGTATAAGAAATAGATCTACAATATCGATCATTTTAAGCCTTTCTTTCGATTAGATTCTGCCATTCCTGATTGTATCATTTTTTTAAACATTAATACTACGCGATTTTTTTCTTTTTCTGTAAGTATTTTTACCAGAGTAACTTTATCATCATAACTTTTGGCATTGTCAAGGAATTCTGCAGGCACAGCCATTTTAGTTTTTTTCTTGGCCATTTCTCGTTTCATTTTAGCCAATTGATCTTTAGCGTCGTCGTTATCAGTCGTCATAGTTTTCTGTCAGTAGCCAAAATAGTATTGCCATAACTGCTAAAGCAGACAATATAATTAATAAGTTAATCCACCACATAGCGAACCTCCTAGCTATTTATAGGGTTCACAGTCTACCCATTTTAAATTATTGTATTGTGTATATCCCCAACTTCCTTTTGGTAGTAGACAAACACCTAATTCAGGATTATTTTCGATTCTTATTTGTACCACAGCCCAAACTAACCATGCAAGATACATTATTGCGATTGTGCTTAAACTCCAGCACATTATTCTATACTGTAAGCGTTTTCGACGACGTCTTGTCTCTTTAGCTCGTAGTTCATTGGCTCGCATTTCTATAGCCACGGCACCAGCCTGTTCCTTGCCCACTATTTTCATCATTTCTTCTACTTCGAGATACAACGGACCTAGTTCTGGTGGGCTTTGGTACACCATGATTTCACGTAGCTCTGCACCCATGGCATCCAGTTGTTTTCTCAGTAGCACACGCTGTAGAGCACGTTTACCTATGCTATCTTCACCATGATAAACTTCGTACTTGCTGCGGCGTTCTTCTTCGTCAAACACAGCCCTGCATTTGTAGAGATTGTCAAAGTATACACCCAATTGCTGTCCAATTTCAGTGTAGATATTAGTGGTATCACCAGCTTGTTTGTTAAGTTCAATGATGCGATTTTTTTCAGTGATGTACTGATTTTTTTCCGCAATAGTAGGAGCACGGTCCTTAAATTTATTATGAAATTGGTCGTCAAGATCTTTGAGGACGTCTTTAACATCCCCAGCAGCACCTTTGATATCTTTGTAAAGTTTGCAACCTTCCTTTACAAGTTTAACAGCTCCATTGGCAAGGGCAAAAAGGGTTAATGGATCCACGGCTTCGCTCCCGGATCATTATACCGTGTTGGCATATTCGCTCCAAATTGTACGCTCTTACTTATTTACTGTTGATGCCAGTTTAGTTGTGGGTTATCGTTTATTACCTGTTGTAGACAATTAGCTAGATAGGTAAAGTTGTGGCTCATGGCACTAAAAAGTGCTAAGTTAATGGCAGTAGCCCGATGATAGCTCATACGTCCAATGTCATGAAAATACGTATAAGTTATGCCCCTTGCTGTTAGCATATTAGGAAAAACTGCGGCTGCAAAAAGTGCTTGATCACCTAATACTTTAGCTGCTTGAGCTGATTGAATTTGTAATAGGGTTTCGGCCCAACTTGGTTGAGGTTGCCAGTCAGGTTTATCTGTATAGTTGGCCAATACTGCACTAAGATATTGTTCTATATGAACAGGTATTGGCCAACCATGTTTCTTTTTAGCATGATCGACTAAATCAAACCATGCTGTGTAATACTCAGGTTCTATCATACTGAAATATTTATATTTCAGTTGGTAAATTGCTTAACAATTGTCTTAGTTTACTACTTTCAACTTGAGCTGTAGTTTTTACACTTGCTCCTTCAGATGGATCAACATTTATAGTACTATTGCGTTGAAGATTATTTAGAATACTTGAACTACGCGATGTAGTTTCATCCGTTTGGCCTTCTTCGCCGGGATCCGTAATACGCAAAGTATCTATATCAAAATCTAGATCAATCTTCATACCTACACCGCTTGAACTACGAGTCTTCATTAATTGTATTTGATACTTACCACGCTCTCTCATAGCACGACTAGTAAAGATACCGAACACATTGTCTGCTGTTTGTATTTTACTCAGTCCGCCTGAGATATGACTATGATCGTATTCGACTTCTTCAACAGCTCCTCGATTTAATTGTGCTGCTGTAACAAAGATACAATTTTTTTCCATAGCTAAATTACGTAACTCTTCGGATACATACTTGTCTTTCACAAACAAGTTTTCAGCACTGATTTTTTTACTTTGCGGCATCAACAAATCTAAGTAATCTACCAATAACACATCTACTTTGCGATTCATTTTTATTTCATATTCTTTTAAGTAAGCACGAATATCGTTAGCAGTTTTGCCACTTGGCATATATTTTACTTGATATGTACCAGATTTTTTTCCGATAACTTTAACCTTCATTTCAACATCGTCAATTTGTTTGAAAATATCTCTAGTAGGAATTTCAGTAATCATACTATCGATTCGCATACTTACTAGTTCTTCACTTAGTTCTAATGTCAGGTAAACAACATTCAATCCTTGTAGTGCCCAGTTCACTCCAAGATTTGCCAAGAATAAACTTTTACCTGCACCACTACCACCAGCAAATATATTAAGTTCTCCTCTATTCATACCGCCGAATAATCTCTTGTCTACAGTTTGCCATCCTGTACTAATTTGACCATTTTTATCTTTTATACGCATCAGACGTGCTCGAGGATCTGCAAAATAATCAGTGCCCATATCTTTCGTAAGTCCGACTTGTACTGCTTTTTTAACTAATTCTTCAACCGGACCATATTCTCCTTTTTCAAGAAGATCTGCGCTTTCTAGGATAGCTCTCTCTAATCCTTTGTGTCTAATAAACGTTTCGAAGTCCTGCATTAACCAATCATAATGTTCTTCTCTAAGATTGTTATGAACTGTTAGATCACTTTTAGTTGCTGCATTAACTATTTCAAAAGTAGGCAATGTAGCATGTTGAGTTACATATTCGCTAATAAATTTTGCAGCTGGCTGTAGCTGACGCTCAAATAGAGTATAATCAAAAATACTTTGACATCTCACAAATGTTTCAGCATCACTCAGCATCATTTCTAAATACAATTTTTGTATTTGTAAACCATAATCGGCATTTTGTCTTGTCATATTAGTTAAAAACTTTCGTGTTGTATGTTGCTTCAAATTCTTTTGAATCTGCGATATCATTCACCATTGGTTGACCTTTTATATTAAGACTAGTATTCAATAACATAGGACATCCTGTTTTTTCATACCAAGTCTGTAATAGTGCTTTGGCTAATGGAGCTTCATTGCCTACAGTTTGCACTCGACTAGTACCATCTTCATGAATAATTGCAGGATACTTGTCAGGATATTTACATTTAGCAGTAAATTGCATATAAGGACTAGATTTTACAGGCATATCAAAATATTTGTCTGCATGTTCTTTTAAAATCATAGGAGCGAAAGGTCTGAACTGTTGTCTACGTTTAATTTTATTCACTAAGTCTTTAGTCGACGGATCTCTTGGATCTGCTATCAAGCTTCTGTTCCCTAATGCTCTTGGACCAAATTCTGCTGGGCCTCTTGCTACACCACAAATTTTATGTTTCATTAAATGTTTTACAATATCTTCATTAGATGCAGAAGGAGTAATACTATATCCTAAAAAAGGACCTTTCCAGTCTATATGCTGCTTGTTGTGTGCCAACACTGCTCCAATAGCACTGCCTGCATCACCAGGATTAGGCATTATCCAAACATCTTTATAAAAATCTAATAGGATACGATTAGCAGAACAATTCAATGCACAACCGCCCATGAATACTAAATTTTCATTAGGAGCAAGTAGTCTTACCTGATAAAGAATTTTTTTAAGTTGATATTCGTAAATTTCTTGAGTAGCTGCGGCAATATGAAAATATTCATCTTCGGGTAAATTAGGAAACCAGTCTAAACATCCTTTGTGTAAATTTTTTCTTAGATGCGGCCAGCCAGATAGACTTGTGTAAAAGAAATCGTTATTGATTCTGTCAAAATATTTGTTTGGATTTCCATATGCAGCCATACCCATAAGTATGTATTCATCTTCGTTGGGTGTAAGCCCAATACGCTGAGTCATTGCACTATACCACAATCCGATGCTATGAGGATATTTTTGACTATAAACTTTTTTCAGTCCATATGTAGAACACGCTTTCCATACAGTTAAACATTCCCATTCGCCAATTGAGTCAATGACTAGCACAGTAGCATTTTCAAATTTACTAGTGTAAAAGCCTGCTGCTGCATGACTTTCGTGATGTTTTGTAAATTTTATTTTTGCATCTATATGGAACTTATCTAGATATTTTTTAATATTATTATCTTGAAATCCTTGTCCGGCATATAGCTGTCTAGTAGTTTTTAACCATGGAGTTTCATACCAGAATACTTTATCAGGTTCGCCATAATTGTTTGCAACGTAATTAACTAGCTCATCGCACAGATGAGGATCATTTTTTTTATGACTAAATCGTTCGCTATGACTAGCAAATAATAAATCGTTATTGTTAAAAACAGCCAATGCTGCATCATGACTGTTTGCAGATATTCCCCAAGTAATCATTTGTATATATATGGATCTCGTTTTTTAAGTTCTTCGATTCGTTTTTTAAAAGCTCTGCGTTCTTGATAATAATTCCAAGGCCAGCAGAGTATGTCTATAATAAATCTCATTGTTTTTCCTTTTCAAACCATTTTTTAGAATAAAGTTCTATTTTAAGTTTAGTATCTTGTTTATTTTGTAAAATGCTATACAATGTGTATAGTTTTCCATATATCTTTATAGCGTCGTTGGCATCTTTTATATGAGGTTCCCAAACAGGAAAACTTACCGACCATCCATTGTCTATGGCTTGGTTAACTATTTTTCTTCCTGCTTTATCTCGATCCGGTAAAACAATTACTTCCTTTTGCAATTGTTTGATCAGGATACATTGAGAGTCGCTCAATTCGCCACCTAAAACAGCGACGCCATCTATCGAAATAGCGTCAAACGGCCCTTCACAAACTATAACATATTTACGGTCATGTGTTTGATTATCTAAATTAAACACATAGCCAGGTTGTTGTTCACTTAGATATTTTGGTTTACTATCGTTAATCGCTCTTGCCGTCCAACCTACAATTTGCTTTTGATAAAAATATGGAATTATAATTCTATTTCTAAATCCTAATTCATTCGAATAATAATAAGGATATTCCAAAGGATTTAATCCTCTCGAAGTAATATAATTGATTACATCGAGTAATCCTCGAGGAACTTCGTTATTATCAACGGACCATTCATTAAGAGACTTAGATCCTAAAGGTAACGATTTATTAATAAATGAAGGTAGTAAATTAGATTTACCTGTATATGTAATATCTTCCTTTAATCTTAAAGCTTCCAAAATGCATTTATTAATAAGATCGTCATCGACATTCAACCAGCGAAGAAATTTTCTAAATTTGGCAGATATAATTCTGCCTGGTTGCCAACTAGACTTAAACCCACAGTTAAAACAATGATAGCTCACTCCTTCGTTTATCATTATGCCGCCGCGTTGTCTTGTGTCTGCCGATGTTCCATTATGGTGACAGCAAATCGCATTGAAACTAATCCAACCGCTCGGTGTATTTTTTCGTTTCGAAGGTAAATGGAGACTGACAGTATCTACAATAAGACTCATAGATACATTTTATGATCTTACTAATATTTTGTCAATTTTTCCGGTGTTAGTGCTAGTTGGAGTATATTCGATTCTTAACCAACCAATATTATTACTAAAATCATCCACTTCTTGATAATGTTTAGAAATCGTATCAGTCGACGGTGTTACTATAAACGTTTCTAAATCTACCCATGTTGTAGCAGTGCTGACAACAACATCTGTGGTCATTTGAACTTTAATTTCAGCATCAAGATTAGTTACTTTAAATTCTAAGCTTACAGTATGAGACTCGCCGATTCTATTTTTCGGGTGAACTTCGACTGCTTCGCTAAAATAAGTAACATTAGTAGGATTTAACAAATTGTCATTATTAACATAATTGAATGCATCGATTATCTGAGGAGCCGGTGCTTGGGGTAATACTCCTCCGATGAATTCGATAGTGCCTCCTAGTCCAAATTGTGTGTCGCCGTATACAGGTGTTTTACTGCCATCTACATTTTCTATATACAGTGTGTATTTTAAGAATTGGGGGTCTATATGATTTAGATCATTTGCATCTAACATCAAAATTCCTATACCTGTACTACAGTTGACTGCATTAGTGTCAACTTCAGCTGTCAGAATTTCCTCATTGTTTCTATCCATAATTAGACATTTCATTGTTAAACCATTGATAGGCACACGTTTTTGATCAGCATTCCTAACATCAAATTCTATGATGTTTTCCATGCCTTTATAGATTTTAATTGTTCTCTGGTACACTAGTCGCCACTCCACAGGAAAGCAAGCCATATCGGCTATGACAAAGACTCTATTTCGATATAAATAAGTTGAAATTTTTTGCATTTGGTTAGTCCCACAGTATTTATGGCAAAATTAAGAGAAAACATACAAGAACAATTACCCTTCATTTCGGTTATTCATTATGGAGAAAATGAATACGTCGGAATCATTATCAACCAAGATCAGTTTGTCACTAGTTTTTTTGACTTGGGCGTTATAAAAACGCAAGAGCACAAAGCAGGACTTCTAGAAATAGGTGAAATTTGGTGGTGGGAATCGAATAGGCAAGTACCAATTAATATCTTCCTAAGAAAAGAAATAGAACCCTACAGATATGCTATAAAAACTTTTAACAGCAAAGATGTTAGAATAATTTTAGGCCCTGTAGTAAATTTACTGAATCTATCTATAAAACGTGTTAAACGTAAAAGTGTGCAGTTAGTAAGAAATCCTAAGCGTTAAACTGTAGCTACATGTTGAACTAGATCAATATGATAATGTCTCCAAGGTACTATAGCATCCCCTATACAAACATCAGAAGGTTTCACATTTTTAGCTTTTATTCCATCTATTAATTGCTGTGCCAGTGCAGGACTTAAAGCATACGCATAGCTTCCTTTACTCCATCTACCTGTTACGTTACTTGTTTCGGTGCCCTTGTCTAAATGTAGTTTGATCACATGCGAGGACAAGTCTAGATTAGGAATCGAGTCAGTTAGTACTGCATCAGACTCTAAAATTACATAATTTTCATTATCAGATGCGCACAATTTCCACAAGATATAATGGCTCATAAATGTGCCTAAGAACTTTGGTTTTTTATATATTCTAGTATGCGGCAGTAAGTTAAGACCCTCTTTTTCAAAGTCTTTGATAGTAAGAGTTTGTCCAACTATTGCATCAAATTTTTCTACAACTAGATCAAACTTAGCAGCAATATTTCTACATCTTTCGAACTGTCTAAGAGCTGAAGAATTATCAGGCAATGTTATCGCAAAACATTTCATGAAAATTCTATACTAATTTGAGAACAAATTAAATTCATTTGTACTATAATTGCTTGTGCATAGGCTATAGCATGAGCTTTTTTAAAATAATATTCATCATTTTCTGGTTTTTTCCAAACCTCCGCCATCACTACATTCCAATCTTGACCTATCAGATATCTCTTGGCTGGCCTGATCATAGCTAGTATTGCTGCAAGTTGTTCCAGACTCTTCGGTTTCATTGTTCTTAAGATATTTCCATGGCCGTTTATATGGAACAGTAGGTTTGTGAAATCGTCTTGCTCTAATAGGTCCCATAATGGTTCTGTCTCCATAAGTTCTATGAGATGCGCTTCGTCTTTAACATCTTTATATAAATTTACATTTAGTAAATCTATCTTAAAGTAGCCTCGATCTTCTGCTTCTTTGTATGCGATATTTGCAAGATTGTCAATAGGGTTGTGTGGAATCTGCGTACAGTAAATGCCTGTATTATGTTTTTTAAAATTGTTTCTATCTTCTTTTATAGAAGCAGAAATATATTTTATTTTATCAAGAACTAATGTTCTATCAGCTAAATCAATATCAATATCAGGCATTAGTGTATTATTTCAGATTCAAAAAGTAACAGAGGAAGATTTTTTGATAAAAATTCTGCATAACTTTCGGCATCGTCTAAATCGTCAAATCCTTCTAATTTAACATAAACAGAATTATCTCGCTCACTTACAATTACTTGCATACTTAATTCTGCTAGATCACTCATAATGTTTTCGCTCATAAAGTGGACTCCTTGACCACAGATTTTACTAGAATTAAATCTTCTTTTTGATTCTTAAACTTCTTAACCCAAAATACAGGATCAATAATATTACTTATTGCCGATAGTTGTACATCATCAAATTGATTTAGTAATGTTTTACCGCTATCGCAATTCAATAAAAGCCAAGGGCTAATTTTACCATCTTTAATATCAAACATAGCTCTATTAGTGCTCACGAACGCAAAATAATGATTCCAAACACTATTATTTTTTTCCGCCCACAACGACATAGTTTGGATTGATCTTTCTAGTGCAGTTTCCACTGATTCATGTTGTAAAAGATGTACTATATATTTTTCATATAATTCTTCTTTGCACCAATGATCTAATTTTACTCCACTACGAATAACATATTCTAAAAATTTTTCAGGGTATAACGGGTTAATGTTTGAAATAAAACTTCCAAATTTTACGAAGGCATTATAGTAAGAGCTTTTGGCAAATTCATCATAAGTTTTTTGTTCTACGGTTTTTTGTGATAATTGATAAAACTTGTTAAATGCATACAACCCCATTATAACATGTTTTTCTTCTTTGGCAAGATGACGGCGTTTTTGTTCGCACATATGCACTATCAAAGTTTTTTCTTTTGTAAACTTTGTTTGACAATGCGAACAAATATATTCGTCTGTTTTCAAAAGCATCATTTAAAAAGTGTTTTAATTTGTTGATCACTATAACCGTGATTTCTAGCTAGCTCTTCACATTCTTTGTCGGTTAAAATAAAACTCATTAATTCTAATTCGTCTTGTTTTCGATTAGGATATATCTCTAAAAGAAATTTAATAGTTTTATTTTTTACTTTTTTATTTTTAAATCCAATCCATTCGTGATAAAATAGTTTCCTACTTTCATAACTACACATACACAATAAATTCCAAAGTAGTTTAGGATGTTTTTGCAGAGTATTCCAGTGTTTGTTAAAATACTCATTAACCGTTAACACAAAATGTTCTTTTTCTTCTCTGGTTCCGGACTTTATATTGCTTATATATCTATTAAGAATAAAAAATTCACTTTTTAAGTGTTTACGTTGATCGTCGTCAATTTCATCCCAAAGGGATTTAACATTTAAATCAACTGCTGCTAATTTTTCCTTCAATTCAATTTTTTCAGACATTAATACATTCCATTTTGTTTGCACCAGTCGTAAACAACTGTATATTTTAGTTCTTGTTTTTGTTTAAAAATTACTGAAAACATATATCTGTCTTTTTCAAAATTTATAACACAATGTTTATTTTGAGTATTAAACAAATAAAAATAATCTTCTTCGTATTTCAATTCGATAATTTCATCTGAATAACTATCTACAGAAACTCCGAACAGTGTATGACTAGTCGTATTATTACACAACTTCATGTTGATACTCAAGCCTCTTTCGATATCATTATGCCAATTGTACATAGTATTTGGAGGAATATGCAAAACTACACAACATTCGATAGGAAATTGATAATCAATTTTTTTAAGAATTGGTTCTAATTTCCAAAGTGATTCTGGTATGAGAAAATTATTAAATCCGTAATTGCATACCCACTCGGCATCTGCCAATAGCCTAGTAAAATTTTTGCCTATAAAGATAGACTTTGCATTAAGTCGTTTAAAACAATCATCTGAATTTATCACAAGGGTTTATCCACACTTAATCTATATAACATTTTAACATTGTCACAAGCTTTTTTCAATGTTGGATTCGTCTTAGCAGCTTGCCTGATTTCGTGCCATAATTGGTGTTCTCTCAAATCTTCTATTCCTTCACTCTTAATTTGAGTTCTTTCTACCTTATTAAATTCTCTTTGATAGACAGTTTTGCCGCCGTCTGGGCTTTCAAAAATTTTTGTCATTTTTAATTGATATAAAAAATTTTATCCATCGATCGGTAATTTTTTCAACCGAATAATTTTCTAGTACATATTTTTGTCCTTGACTAATCATTTGTGAAACTTGATGAGGATTTTCCAATGCCCAAGTTATACCCTTAATGTAGTCTTTGGTCCAAATAAAATTAGAAAACTCTTTGTAGCTTTCGATTTCAGAAGTTATTACAAATTTTCCAGAAATCAATGAATCTATTACTCTAGTAGAACTTTTAGTTTTTGTTCGATGATGTTCAATATCAAAAGGAATAAAAATTATATCGGTGCTAATTAGATGCTTCTGCTGATCTTGCCAAGACCATTCTTCAAACTTAATTTTGTCTAGATTGATATTTCCTAGTTTTTTTTCTGCTTTTCTAATTCTACTAATAGTCTTTTGTTTAAATTTTTCAGCTTCAGCCGTAAGTATTGTAAGTTCATAATCTACAATTCTTGTTTCTAATTTTTTCCAAACTTCATGCCAATTAACATATCCTAAGCTTGATCCGCTTCCGAACCATAGTAGTCGAACAGATTTATGTGGAGCAAACTGTATAGGTAATATATATCTTTCAAAAGGGTCAGGGATAACTACTGAATCTTTTTGCAATCTAGAATATATTTCTTCTTTCATCACATTAGAATTACAAGTTATATAATCTGCATGTTTAGCACATTCTTCTATGTCCGGATTTTCTTCAAATTTGTTATCACATATATCATATACAGTAATTGCCTGTTTTTCTTTAGCAAACTCAATTTGATCTACAGTACTGTTCTTTAAAAAAACAATTATATCATTTTTTTGTATGTTACCTATATTATTTCCATAAACAGATTTTATACTTTGAGAAACAAGTTGTTCTGCTATTAGTTGTCCTCTAAGTCTGTGACTAGCTCTCCATTCTCTGAATTTACTTGCAATAAAATGAACAGTAGTATCTATATAACATTCTGATTTCATAAAATTAAACAAATAAACAACAAAAACATCCTGGAGAATCGTAAATGGTAGACATGTTTATTCTGAAATGTCTTTTAAACCCTAGTTCCTCAAAAAACTTAATCCAGTCCTCATCTGTTTTACAATTTATATGAGTAGGATCTTTTCTAGAAATCTCTAAATAAAATCTGCTAGGATCTGTAGTAACAGAACACGGAATTCTAACTAAAACATTTTTAAAATTTATTTTATTAAACAGTGTCCGTATATCCGAGTCTTCCATATGCTCTAACACGTCTAAAAAAATTCCTAAATCATAATTTCCTTCTAAGGAAGTTATTAATTTACAGTCTAATTTTTTAGCTTGTTCTGTGGCCCATTCTGAAATATCATATCCAAATATATTATTAAATCCTAACTTTTCAAATCCTTTTATTAAAAATCCTAAACTACAACCGTAATCTAAAATAAAAGATTCTTGATTAATAACACTAAATTTTTTAAAATTAGAATAAATTTCTTCAGCGGTTCTAACATATCTTTCTTTTTTAGAAAGATAGTCCACGTAGTTATTTGATTTATAATACAGTTCGTCGAATACGTGTGTCATGGGAAATTTTTATCTGGCATTTCTTGAGCAACGGTGTGTAAAATTTTGTTATTAAATTTATAGTAACAATACTTACAGCTATCAATCCAATTTTTACCGCAATTATTCTTAATTTGATAAGGATAACCAAATTCTTTATAATTCTGACTCATTTTTTCCCATGTAGGAATGATGTTATCCACGTCACACAAAGAATAATCTAAATCGTAATTTTGTTTGTTTAATACATGGCTCGTGCAAATATAAACTTGATAATTGCCTTCTCCGTGAGGTTGTGGCGCTACATATGGACGTATCATGCCAACATAACAGCCTTCGTCATATGGAGAATCGTCTTCTCCGATGTCTTTAATAAATATTTTTCCAAAATTATCAATTTCGTCAATGACATCTTTAAATTGTTCTCTTATCTGACTGTTGTTTCCCTTAATAAGACAATTACCTGCGATTCTTACAAATTTTACATCAGGATATAATTCTAAAACTTTAGCAATACGTCTAATAGTATCTACGTCTGTTGGTTTATAATCTAATCCTGCTCTAGTTCCTGTGCCTTTATTACCTTCGTAAATAATATACGAAAATCCCATTTTAGTTTGAGGAAAATTACAGAAATCATAATCTTCAGGATCATATCCTTCGTCTAGCTTTATCAAGCTGACTCTTACCCAATTAAGTTTATGAAAATTTTGGGGGTTTATTTTTGTTAACTTCAGGCTATTGGTAATGATACCGATATCATATCCTAATTCGTATGCATAGTTAATTATGCTGTTTATATCATCGTTAGTGTTTTTATCTTTGTATAGTAAAGGTTCACCGCCGCCTGTTATTTCTACACTTTTTGCACCCAATGTTCTAAAATCTTCTAGTGTTTTTTTAATTTTTTCAAAAGGCATGTAAGACCTTAATGGGCGTTCAGCTACACTGCAAAAAGGGCATCCACTAGAACATACTTCACAAGGTGATAATTGAATAGTGATAGGTTTAAACTTTTTTTCGTGTTGAATTGAATATAGAACATCCGTATGTTGAAGAATCTTATCTCCCCATGTACTATATTGTTGTGTTAAAGTCTTATGCTTTTCATTTTTCTTTATAAATTCTATTGGCTGTAGCATTTTATTATCCTATTATACATCATTTGGCATTCCCATTTCTCTACTAGTAGATAATGCTGTGATATTATCTTTATTTTCTGCGAATAAGGGATGTAATCTAGCAATAGGAGTTGTACAGGTATAGATATCGACTACTCCTGATGCTATTTGGTTATCAGTTGGTAAAAATCCATTAGATTTAACATATTCGACTAGTTTCATTGCTCCGATAGGTTTAATAATGTAAGCATAACTTCCCCAAGTATAGTAACCGCATTTTTTCTTTTTAAGTTTTTCTATAGGCTTAACTGTAAAAGGCTCATGTAAGCTTTTTTCTATCAAATCATTATAATCTCTTTCATAAGGATTAAATCTATCTAATTTTAAAATATCAGGAAAGATATCAAGAACATTATCAGGAATTGGACGAATCATAAAACCATCATGTTCTAAAATAATCAAAGGTTCATTAGTTTCTATACATTTTAGCCATAGATAATAATGACTTAAAAAGTTACCGTAATGGGCTAAAGTCATTTTTCCAACTTTTGCTCTGCCAAGACTAATGCCTAAGTGTGCTAAATGTTGTTTATAATCTTTACCCCAAATAGCGTTAAACTTTTTAACTTTTACATTAAATTTTTCTGCTTGATCTATGCAATCTCTTGCTAGCTTTTCAGATAGTTTATGACCTAACAATGTAATTATTTCGCAATGCATCTGTTATTTAACATATCCGTGATTATCTCTTTCTATATCTTCGTGATCAAATTCTGCCCAATAAATTTCAAACGCTATTGTATCTTCTAACGCTTCAAATTGGTGATATTCACCTGGACCTACTTTGGTATACATTCCGTCCATACAAACTGTTTCATCGACTAAGTCGTAATTATTTTTCCATACACGAACTAACAAGGCACCTTTTTCTACAAAGAACCCATTCCATTTATGTTTGTGTTTATGTTTACTACATACTCCGCCTTTTTTAACCTCGATTCGATGTAATTCTAAAACACCGTTAGCTTCCAAAAGCTCAGTTTTGCCCCACACTTTTCCTGCAATCATCATGTCTCCTCAAAGAATTTTACTTAGATCAATTAGTTCACTCTGTCTGCTAATTTCTTTTACAAAATAACAGCAATTTGGTTTATCTTTAGTACTTGTCGGCACACTAAGTAATTGGCCATTTTTCATTTTAGGAAAATACCATTTTACGTCATTATAAAAGTTAACTATTTCAATAGGCTTAAATTCTATTCTAAAGCTACTTAATGGATTAAAGCAAAACGCTTCGAACCCCCTGTCATTTAAACTAGTCAACGGTAGTATTTCAATATCGCTACTACTAGAGCTATCGCCTACTGCAATACTCCAATCAATCGGCATACTGATTTCATCATCACCTATTTTTAAAACCATAGCAGGACTATTGAATGATTCTAAAAAAATTAAAGGTATAAAATAAAAATCTGGGTTACTATTATCGCTATTATCTAATACACTGAATCTCATTTCATCATCTACATTATCTGGCAGATTGTTAAGATCATATGCCTTATTGTTTAAAGTTAGTATTTTCATAATTCAATTCCATGTGATCTTTTCAACTGTGAACGGATATTTCGCCTCTTTATAAAACTTTTTCCTTTCTGTAAGATGCTTTTTCGCGTACTTACAGGTGCTTGTGACGTCCCAAATTTGTACGAAGTCTTTGTCTTCTGCTTTGCGAATACCTCGTCCAATTGATTGTATAACGCGAACAAAGCTTTTTCCGGGTTCAAGAAGAACCAAATTAAAAATCCTTGGGATATTAATGCCAACAGCGGCCACACCGTAAGTCGCCACAATAATCTTTTTATCACTTCTTTTAACATCATCATATTCTTCTTTTCTCTCTTCTGTTTTTACTTCTCCTGAAATAAACACTGATCCATCTAATAATTCTGTCAACAAATTACCTGTATCTATTCTATTCACTAATACAAGTGTGTTGCCAGATTCTGAAATAGTGTGAATTAAATTTGAAATATATTTTATTCTGTCTTTATTAGTTACTAGATATTTTAGTTCTTCTGCATATGATTTAAATTCAGGATTATCATATAATTGTAATATGTTAACATGTAAATCACTTAATATACCTAATTCTTGTAATTCATGAGCCTTAACTCCTCCTACTACTGGACCTATGCTAGCAAATATTATTTCAGATTCATAATTTGCTTTTGGAATAGTACCAGTTAACCCCCATCGAATAGCAGCATTACAAAAATTTTGTGTTAGTAAATTTTTAAGAACGGCTGCTTTAGCCATATGAACTTCATCTACAATTACACATTTGACGTCATCTAAAAATTCAGCAAGTGTAACTATTTCATGTTCATTGTTTTTAGATTTTTTATCTAAAATGTTTAAACTTTGCCATGTACATATAGTGTGAGTTTTTCCTAAATCTTTACGATCCCCGTAATAAACACCTACATCCAATCCAACGTTTACAAAATCTTCCTCTGTTTGAGTAACAAGATCCTTATTAGGAACAATAATCATTGTTCTGCCATACGGTTCACATAGCTGGGCTAAGGTTGCTGTCATAATAGTTTTACCTGCGCCCGTCGCTACTTCTTGTAAACTCTGTGGGTTTTGAATAAATCTATTAACGACTTCTACTTGATCGTCTCTCAGCATTATGGGCTCGCCTTCGAATCTATGACCCGATCCCCATACTTTACCTTGATCTGCCCAGTATGTGTTCGTTACTAAACTAAAATTTAAATTAAAAGGAGTTCTTTGATCAGTAATCTCACTAATCTCATAATTACATTCTTCTAAAACAGATAAAATTGTAGGTAATTGCTGTAAGTACCCGTTACCGCCCATACCAAATAAGGTCACAGTTCCATCCCATCTGCCTAATTGATAAGCTGGTCTATAGCGAGCAGTAGGATCTACAAATTTAAATTTGTTTACAAGTTTTCTTCTAACTTCGATTGGTAATCCTTCTAATTTTAGATTAACCTCGTCTTTAATAATTAGTTTACAGGACGACATCATGATTCCTCGTTAATGGTTCTACTTCTGAATAAAAAATTATCAAGTCCGATTGATTACAATATGACCAAACTTTACTGTGTCTGAAATTCGCTGTGAGACTGATTACTGATCTAGGATACCAATCTGTTTTTAATAAAAACTTAGGTAATTGTTTCAAAGATATTCCCACTATATTTGTATCATAATCTAAATATTGATTAAAATTATATTCGGAAATTTTTTGATTAAAAATTTTGTTAATACTATTATTAAATCTAAAATAAACTCCTGTTTTATTTTCGATATTTGATATTTTTAAAACATTATTAAGTTCATCTAATAATCTATTACATGTTGATATCTCATGTTCGTCAAATATAATTAAGATAGGAAATCTCTTCAACTGAGTAAATGCTTCAAAAATATTTTGTAATTCATATATCTTAGAATTAACATATAATGTACTGTTTTTTCTAGATGCAATTTTGTATGCTAAGGTATTTTGTATGTTTGTTGATTTATATTCATATTGAAATTTGATTCGTCTATCTAGAAGTATTAAATCAGTATTATCTTTATCGGTTAGATCCTTGGTCACTATATTAAATAGATTTTGATTTTTTTCATTTAATATATCTATATAATTTGTGTGATTTTTAATAGCTAATTCTATTTTTTGATACAAGTCGAGAATGTCATGTTCGATTTCAAAATTATCATTTTTTATAGTATGAATCAATTTAAGAATATTATATTCAGTAGGATAAATTGTTATTCTGTTTGAAGTAGAAGATATCGCCCTTCTCGAAGCACTTGGGTCAAATTCTTTGCTAAGTTTTTGTTTCAATTCTTTATCATAGGAAAATTCAATGATTATCGAATCTCTTTTTTCGTTGGAAAAATATATTTTTCTAATAGGAAAATATAGTCTAAATTCTTGACTCCAGAACGGAGTATTAATTACATAAATTTCTTCGGTGGTCAAATGTAAGTGTTTTTTATTATTTTGTAAAAGTTTAATTAATAAATTTCCTTGTTTTTCAGTCAAAAAAACCTGTTTTTTTAGCTGATGTCTTAGACTGCCGAATATTTTTTTATCTTGATCCGAAATTTTGTCGCATTGGGATATGGCCCCATTGTCTATAAGATTATTCAATAGTTGATCAGTTGTTAACATAATACAAATTATATAAGAAGTAATAACAAATGTCAAATATTTGACTGTAAAATTCTATGAATTGGTGAGCCTTCTGCCAGCTCATCTATAGTCCATTCAGAATGTGATAACCATTCTAACCATTCTTCTCGCCGAGGCCTTAGGGGATTGTTAAGATAAGAAAATTCTAAATTCCCAACAGACGCAGCAAGACTATCTTTATGTACAAATGCTGGTACACCGCTAATTATACTCTGTATACCAGTGTTTGAACTAGGGTTAACTACAGCCCACGCATTTTTTAGATCTTGGTCAAAATCAAAATCGTCATACGTACCGACGAGCTGTTTAGGGATTTTTATTTTGACATCTTTGTATTTAAAATTTGCTGCCCACTGCCAATCTCTAGGGTGAGGCCTAAATATAATAGGCTTCTCAGTATGCTTTTTTATTGAATCTACTGTAGATTTCAGCCATTCTATTGGATAGGGCATACTGGACCACTGTTCACTTTTAGTATGCTGACCGCAAATTAAAATATTGTATCCGTTCATGGTCCATGGTGCTAATTTTATACCTATTTTTTTTGCTCTATTAGGTATAAGATCTCTACCAACACCAAAAAAACCTTTATTGTTTACACCGTTACGCATTAACTTCCAAGTTTCTCCTCTTCGAAGACAACCGACTTCCAGTACCAGAATAGTTTTTTTTAATTTTTTTGCCTCTTCCCATATTTTTTTATTTTGTTCCATTTTTCCATGCCATAGTACACTCCAGATCACAAACACATCTGCATTCATATCGTGTTCGACTACCTCATATCCTAATTTTTTTGCGCCTTGTTCAAAGGCTGCAAATACAGGTTTAGAGTTTTGAGCACCGTGTCGAGGAAAAATACTGAATTTCATAGTAGTGATAAGTAATATAAGTATTTAATGGAGTAATGATGCCAAAATATGCGGTTGTAACCACATTTCATGCCGAAGGGTATAAACAATATGCTCAAAGATTTATACAAACCTACAAAGAAACGTGGCCGCCTTCTGTTAATTTGTATGTATATACCGAAAATTGCACAATTTTGGAATCTGCACCTAACATTATTGTAAGAGATCTTCATGCTTCAAGTCAACCGCTTGTTGAATTTAAAAAAAAGTGGCGTGATGTGCCTAAAGCTAATGGAGATGTCAGTGCCGACCCGGTAAGAAGTCGACGTCGTGATGCAGGTAAAGGATTTAAGTGGGACGCAATACGTTTTGCTCATAAAGTTTATGCAATTTTTCATTGTGCGGCAAACTGTGATGCAGAAATTCTAATTTGGATGGATGCAGACATGGTGTGCCATACTAAAATAACTGAAGGTACATTAAATTCTCTTATTCCATCAGATAAAGATCTCTGTTTTCTTGGTCGAGAAGGTAAATTTAGTGAATGTGGTCTTTATTCCATGAATCTGCGTAATAAACAAATTAAAAGATTCTTAAATACCTTTCAAAATTTTTATGATGACGCAGAAAATGGAATTTTTACGTTAGAGGAGTGGCATGATAGTTTTGTTTTTGATGCCGTACGTTCTAAAGTACCAATGAACGAGTTAGATTGGTCTAAAAATCTTATAAAAGGTGAAGGACATCCGTTAATTAATAGTGCATGGGGTGCATATCTTGATCATCTTAAGGGAAAACGTAAAGAATATGGTAAAAGTCTTGTTACTGACTTGGTTGTACAAAGAAATGAGGGTTATTGGCGATGAGTGAACATAGAACAGATGGTGAAGATAGTTTTGCCTGGACTAGAAAATGGCTTAAAGATGAATATGTTGATAAAAAAAGAGAAAATTTTCAAAAAATAGATGCATATCTTAACAGACCTGTAAAAAGGATTTTAGATATAGGTTGTGGGTTTGCATATGAATCAAGATTTTTTCAAAAAAAATATAATTGTGAGTTATTTTTAATAGATGGCGATGTAAAACATAACTTGTCTAAATCGGAGTATGCAAGTTTCGGTAATTGGAATGAAAATGTCAATGATTTAAAATTTTATCACAGTTTGGAACATCTAGATCAACAGTTAAAGTCACTAGGAACTGAAAATTACCAATTAATTGATTGTAATAATATCAATATTCCAAAAGATATAAAGTTTGATCTTATAACATCCTATCTTAGTTGTGGACATCATTATCCTGTGAGCGTTTATAAAGATCTTATGTTAAAACACAGCGATGAAAATACTAGAATAATAATAGATGTTCGAGCCAAAGGAACTCCTGATAACTTTATAGGCGTCGAAGGGTTTGAAATAGTCAATGTAGTAATACCTAGAGGCAAAAAGCGGTCAACTGTTGAAATTAAACTATTAAAGGATTAAAATGAAAGAAGCATACGGTTTTTATTTTCCTAGTTATGATGATCACTTTCCTAAAATGTTAGAAAAAGGTATCAGGAAAGATAATACAGCGAGATATCAATGGAGAGCACGTGATGCTGCTATTAATGCTTGCGATACGAGAAGAATCTGTATAGATATAGGAGCTAATGTTGGATTATGGTCTTGCGATTTAGTAAAATCTTTCGAGCATGTTATTGCATTCGAACCAGTAAAAGATTTTAGAGTATGTTACGAAAGAAATGTCAGAGCAGCAAATTATACGTTGTATGAATACGCACTAGGTAAGGAAGAAACGTTTATCAATATGAATATAGTAAAAGGAAATACAGGTCATAGTCATGTTGACCCAGTTACATATGGTAAAGGTAAAATTCCTATGAAAACTCTTGATAGTTTTAATTTAGAAAATGTAGATTTAATAAAAATTGACGTAG